ACGATCACTCGAGAAGCCGTCAACTCGGAGGGCGTCTTTGCTGCCACGAATGCCAGCAGTCGTGTTGCGACCCTCAGGCTCATCCACCTTGAAGCCCATCTTGTCGAGAGTCTGTTTCTTCACCTCGTCAACCTCGGCGACATCAGCCAGCACCTCATCGTCTGAGTAGGCCAAGAATGCCTCGTAAAGGAGCTTCTTGCGGGCCTTGATGGCTGCATCGATGAAACTGCCGGTAAGCTCCAGCCGGTTGCTCGTGTTGCTGGCAATGATCTGAACCTCTTGAGCAGTCTGTTCATGGGCTGCAGGAAGGCCGACCTCCTGAGGCGAGAAACCAAGCACTCGCTCCATCATGGAGATCAACTGGTTCACACCGCTTGCGATCTCACCAGAAGAGCCTTGAGGCAGCTGGACAGGTGTAAACGCATCACGCTCAGACTGCTGCTGCCAGCTGAGTTCACGCTTGGAATACGGCACGAACGTGACGCCGCGGTACTTCTTCTCTCCGAGGTTGTTGATGATGTCGATGTACTTCTGATCAACGACATCCGAGTTCCAGAAAACGATGCGCTCCAGGTTCTGCTTCACCGTCAAAATGTACTGGGTGAGCATGTTGGACAGATGGTCCTGGAACGGGAGAATCTCCAACGCGAGCGAGGAGTTTCTGGCGCTGCCCATGTCCGAGTCGTAGAGGTAGGCAACCAGCGGGTTGTAGGCCAGCGGTACAGCATGACTGACAGTATGAGATCCAGTGTGGATGAATCGCATCCACACGGGGTGATCGTAGTCGAACAGATTCCACTCAGACGGAATGAGTTTCTGGAAGTAGCTGACCACCGTAACACCCTCGTCTTGGTGATTGGTAGTGTACCGGTAGGCCTCGCGAATACGATCGGTGTCACCGGCTCCAGGGCTAAATGCCGTGGGGTCCGGGAACTTGAGCATGCAGGGGTTGATCTCGCGGTAGAAGTTGTACTTCGACTCAACCCAACTTCCGTATTTGAACTGGATGTTTTCGGTGTTCCAGAACTGCTTGTTGTTCTTTACGTCCTTGTACCGAAGCACGTTCCAGAATCCGGCGTACTCGATTCCGGTATCGGTGTTGGCAGTGCTCAAACGACTGTTGAGGTCGTAGAACATGCGGCTTGGGTGAGGGATCTCGAAGCGGACGCCCTCCTTGATAGTGCGCTCAACCTCTTTCTTGTTCTCGAGGTAGATCTGCTTCTCGCGGTAGAAGTCCTCAGCAGGGAAGTTCATGCAGACGCCGTACTTGAGCATCTGCAGGATCGATTGGCGCTCGTCCTCACGATAGCCCATTTCCTGAACCATGCGCTGAATGCGGCTCGTGATAATCTCACAGCGCACACGGTTCTGCATCGTGGTGGACACCGGCTCGTACTTGTAGAGCGGGTAGATGTCTCGATCGCTGAACAGCTTGGCCCAGCGCATCTTCGTGTACGCCTGAACCAGCGGAACGAAAATGTGGAAGAACGTCGGCATGTCCAGCTTCATCAGCGGCTTGCCGTCTGGTCCGCACTTCTTGGTGCCATCCGAATTGCACAGCGGGAGCAGCATGTTCGACAGCCTCGACGTGAGGCCCATCGATTTCATCGCATCCATCACCTTCTCAGTAGAGGTGCCCTTGGAAAGCAGGCCCTCAACGAGGGTGTAGGTAATCTGCCGCTGCGAAGCATCAAACGCCTGGTCGATAGCGTACCAAGTCCTAGCCTCGTTCAAGTTGCGCTGGATGCCCTCGTCGATACGCGACGAGTTCATGTCGATCAACGCCTTGATCTTGTCGTCGAGCTTCTCGGCCGTGAACTTCTTCTTGAGTTCTTCAACCGTTCCGCCGCGCTTCTTTAGGACTTCGAGATCGACCATGTGTCAGTAGGTTACTTCTTCTTGGGTCCACCGATCATAATCAAGATCCCCATGCCCTTGCCCTTGCCCTTCATGTGCATGCCCTTGTAGGGCTCGCCTTCCGCAAGGTCTTCTGCCGGGTCTCCAGGCTGGCTCTCGTGATCCGGTCCTTCAGATTCATCTTCGGAGTCCATGGAGTCATCCATTTCCTCGCACTTCTCGACGTTAGACACGTCAGCAACGATCTCAGTATCCGACTTCGAGACGATCTTGAGGGTAGCGTACACCTCGACGGTTTCTCCAATCTCGAGGCTGTTAATTTCCTCGTCGAGCCCGTCACGCTGCAGGGTGATTTTGTCCATAGGTCGCAACTTTCGATGGAGGATTTCCCGCGATCCTGCTCTTTTACAACCGAAAGTCGCACCGACCTTATGCAAGACACTCAAGGGCGGTGGTTGCCCGATCTTTCACCACGAGGGTTCGAGGTATTCAACTCGTATGCCAGATACCTCATGGTGGACGGCCCTCGTAAAGCGGGTAAATCGCTTGCGATTGCACATCGTGTTGCACGCCACCTTTTCGAGAACAACAACGCCACCGTTGGCATCATTGCCAAGACCCTGAAAAACGGGAAGGTGGGCGTATGGTCTGATCTCACGAAGACCATCCTGCCTCAGTGGATGGACGCCAAAATCGGCATGAAGTGGACCAAGGAGCCCACCATGGACGTGGCGACCAAGATGTCATACGCCCGGGTCAGGAACGCTTACGGTGGGGAATCTGAGGTTCAGCTTCACTCTTTGGAAAACGTCTGGGAGGCATCAGCCAAGTTCAAGGGGACGCGCTTCTCGCTGCTGTGGCTATCGGAGGCTGATCAGTTTGAGGACCGAATTGTGTTCGACGTTCTGACTGACCAGCTGCGTGTCGTTGAGATTCCATACGAGAACCACCAGATCATCGCTGACCTTAACCCGCCTGAGAACGGAGTGAACCACTGGCTGGCCGGAATCTGGCTCACACGCAAGCCGAGCGACAACGAGCAGTTTGAGTCGCAGTTCCAGCGCATCCAATTCAGCCTCAACGACAACACGTTCCTAGATCCGCGGGAGAAGCAAGACCTCATCAACAAGTACGCCTACGACAAGCAACTGTATGCTCGTTACGTGCTTGGAGAGTGGGTCGAGGACGTGAGCGATGGACATTTCGCAGATGTCTTCGTGCCGAGCACTCATGTTGTTGGGAACGTGACCAGCGCAACTGAGGATGACCACGAGATCATCGTGCCTCCAAAGAACTGCTTCGAGTTGTTTACTGGCTGGGACTTGGGTGACGTGAACCACGCCTGCTCGATCTCGTGCAAACGGATTGGAGACGACGGAAATTCAATCTTCGACATCCTCGACGAGGCAGTGGTTATCGACCGAAAGGTGTCGATCGCTGACTTCACCGAGTTGGTCATGGAGAAGATGCAGTGGTGGGAAGACTACCTCAAGGACACCCACGGAACCGCCAACGTGCTGTGGCGGCACTGGTCAGACAACTCTGCTTGGAGATACCGCGCCGCCTCAGATGTGTATGACGAACTTGTTGTGCGGCAGGTATCGCAGGGCAAGATCGTGCTGCACGCCGTCACAAAAGGCTCTGGAAGCGTAAAGCAGCGTATCGGTCTTCTTAAGAAACTTCTCTTCGATAGGCGTGTATTCATATCGGCCCAGCTGCACAACACGATCAAGATGGTCCGAGAAATGAAACCGGGTCCAAACCGTGCCGAGCCGATTCGCGACGGAGACAAGAACAAGCACATCTTCGACGCTCTCACCTACATGCTCATCAGCGAGACGCCCATGGATGTAGAACGACGGGCCATTACAGTGTCCAAGAAGCCGACGGTTGTTTTCACCCAATGAAGCTCACCTACTGCAACGATCGAGACATTGAACTGTGGGTGGTCAGCGACTCCGGCTGGGCCATACCCGTCAAGTGTCATCACTGCGTTATGGACGATGTTGGTTACGTTCACGTCATCCCGGCAGTGCCGCTTGGTTTTGCTCAGTCTGGTGAACTGGAGCGGGTTCTGTCGTGCAGGGGTGCGACCGCTCTGAAGTCTGGTTGGCTCTTGGAGCTTAGCTCGTTCACTTCGGTTGCCTCCAAGGCTGGAGGTATCACGCCAGAGTTCTACTACATCTGGGACGGGTGTCAGGCGAAGCGTCCGACGCTTGAACCTGAGCAGGTCAAGCAACCGAAGCAGCCGAAGAAGACTCATTCATCTGACCCGTTTATCGATCACGTTGCGTCAACTTCAGGCATCAGCAAAGATCTGCTGGTCGTCTCATATTTAGCGATTGCCCAA